AAATGCCAATCTGCTGTAAAAAGTACTACCACTTCTTCTCGCCACTATCCTTAAATTCTGATGCTACATCAGCAGGAGCATCATTTGATCCTGCTCTAACTCTGTCCAACAGTTCTTTTTGAGCATCAGGACTAGGTCTAGGAAGAACTTCATCCATTGATTTAAGTTCTTCTATAGACGCTTTTTCTTCGTCTGTTAATGCTCTAGTTTTACATCTAAGTACTTGTAATTGATACTCTACATTAAATGCCATTGGACCAGTCTTAACTCTTTTAAAATGTATGTCCCAACCAGTTTCCTGATTAAAGGGGTCTCCTAAGTCTTCAGCTGTTAACTGAATTTGTTCAAGTAATTTTTTCTTTAGATTTAGAACTTTTACTTGTCCATCTTTAGGGTCTATACATTGTGTGGCGTAAGACCAACCACATTTCATTTCTGGGTTATATTGTCTAACCCAATCCTTCTCTTTATTATCAAAGGTTTCTGTTGAACGGTTGAAGGATAAACATTCCATAGGAATATTTTTCGCGTTCTCACCTTTTATCCAATATACATATCTAGGAAGTATGTCTCCTACCATGCGGAGAACATTGTCCCCATCTACATATTGGAATTGGTTGAGGGAAGACTTTTTAGCCTTTCCTTCTAGTTGTGCAAAATTTAATGCCATTTCATTTCTCCAAATGTGACTTCTCATATAGAAAATGAACAATTCCATCTTCTACTTTAAGTAGTCTGTTTTTTAATATTATAGGCTGAAGTCGTTTCGGTACTTCTTCTACCTCAATTGTTAATTTATTATTTATTAAATACTCGTTATAACTTCTATAAGAAGCTATCCCAATGTATGCTGCCCATTCCGAATCTGACGCAGACTTTCGATACTTGTAGATTCCTTCTGGGAAAATTAAGAAACTGTCTCCCGAATAGTCCTTTCCGTAGAACTTAAATAGTCTATCTCTTTTACTGGTAGGTGGATACCCGTAGGTAACATACCATACTACCAACAATATATCAGATACCTTATTGTTACTATCTTTGAGAATCTTCTTCCAATTATATCGTATCATTATATTATACTAAAATTTCGACCTGTTGTCAAGAAGTATTTTTTCATAGGTGGTTTACTTCATATCCTTGTTTCATGTAATATCCTTTCCTATTGTTAGCTTGTCTCCTTGCTGTTTTTCCTTGTAAATTTATATCTACTACAACAGGCTGCCTTTTATTCTTTTCTACTCTTATTATTCTTCCAATCAATTGAGTGAGTAGGGGCTCATTATTGATAGGGGTTCCTAGTACTAAACAACTCAAGCAATCTAATGATATGCCTTCGGAAAAAATAGATTGAGTTCCATATAGAATATCTTTTTCCTTCCACAGTTGCTTCATCATATCAGGTCGTTCTTGATGAGGTATATCTCCTGTTATACAAATTGCCTCATCTCCACTTAGTCTAGCACAGGTTTTTAGAAATTCCACTCTATCTGAAACTACTAAAACCTTATGTCCTCTAGCTGCATAATTGCTAGCTATCATTGCGATAGAATGAACATACTCTTCTTGAAACGATAAGTGAGTTACTTTATTAGCCCACGGTATGTTCTGCCCATCTAAAAATCTTACCTCCGAATATATAATATCTATTTTAGGTACCATATAATTCTCTTTTGGTGGTTTTAGTACTGTTTGTCCAAAATAGTCTCTAAATACCACATGTTTACCGTCCTTTCTTTCTATTGTACCTGATAATCCTAACTTATATCTTGCTTTATTTTTATCTACTATTCTTCCAAAAGTTGGACTACTAACATGATGCATCTCATCAAGTATCACAGTTCCAAATCTATCAGAAATTGCAGGAATTCTACGGTATAAAGACTGCACACTTCCGATTACAATAGGACTATCAATATTAAATTTTCCACTTCCAATAATTCCAGTTTGTATACCAAAGACTTTCTTTACTTCAGTTTCCCACTGCTTTAATAAAGCTAAAGTATGGACTACAACTAAAGTTTTCTGTCCAAGTTTCTTTGCGATTGCTAACGCAGTAAATGTTTTACCCCAACTTACCCAAGCGTTTATTATACAACTATCATTCACCTCATTAAAAACATCTTCCTGACTAGGGCGTAATTCATACTGAAATTCTGGAAAATTAGTTGGTACTTTAATTCGTTTATCAACTATCTCATAATCTTTAGGTATTAAATCTTCTCTACCACTTGGAATAGTTACTAGTCCTTGTCGAATTATGCCCATATTTTTAATAACAATAGGCGGATCTCTAGGATCATGACTAGGAATAGTGTATGTTAATTCTTTATCTACATACTCTTGATGAGTTGCATCTACAGATA